ACTGGTCGATCGTGTTGGCCATCGCGTAGGCGGCCTCAGACATGGCCTGCGGGATCACGTTCGCGCGGGCCTGGCGGGCGTCCACGTCATCGACCGAGAAGGCGAAGTACTTCGCCTGGTCGATCGTCAGCGTGCGCTGCGCATCGGTGATCTGCTCGGGCGTGATGACGGTGCTGTTCGGCACGTAGGTGCCGATGGACGGCCGCGAGATCGAGGTGATCCGGACCGTGTCGCCGTACTCGGAGATGTCGCCCTCGTAGTCGTGGTTGACGACCTCGGGGCCGCCATACACGAGGGCGTTCCGGGCGGCGACCAACAGGTTCGCCGACCAGATCTCGGGCTTGAACAGCTTGATGGACACGGGTGCTCCTAGGTTTCAGTGGCCAGGTATTCGTCGAACTGGCCGGCCTTCTGGGCTGCGACGATCTGATCGGCGCTCATGCGCGCCAGGTCGGCCTTGCCGAGCTGCTTCGGGCCCGAGGCACCCTTGCGGGCCCCGTTGTCGGCAGTCCCTTCGAACCGGGGCTTTGCGCCCTCGGCGGCCAGATACGGCTTGGCCTCCAGGAGTTCGGTCAGGGCCTCGTCAATGGCCGCGGCATCGATCTGCTCGCCGTCGATGAAGTCCTCGACACGGGAGGCCAGGTGCGCGCGGGCATCGGCGGAGTCGTTGAACTTCCGGCCGGCGCGGGCTTCGAGCCGGTCCAGGGCGCGCTCGCGCAGCGTCTCGGCGCGGGCCTGCTTCAAGGCCTCGGTGCGGACGGCATCCAGGTCGGACTTGCCGTCGTCGGAGGCGTCACTCTTCGAGGCCTTCAGTGCCGCAGCCTCGTTCTCCGCGGCCTTGCGCCGCGCCTTCTCGGCCCGTAGATCGGCCTTCATCTTGTCCAGGGCGCGCTTCCCGGCGTCGCCGAGCGCGTCCTCACCCTCGACCTGGCCCGACTCCTCCTCGGACTCGGCCGCCTCGTCAGCGGCTTCATCCTGCGTGGCGTCGAGATCGTCGTTGGCGTCGGTCATGGTGGCTCCCGTTGCAGGAGTCGGGGCACCGCCTTGCGCGGGGCCGGGTCTAAAGGAGGTAGCCGAACCGGTACAGAAGCCGGATCGCCTCGGCGCGGTCAGAGGCCAGCTCGTAGATGGCCTGTGGTGTCAGCCGGACCGGCGACGACACGCCAGCCGCGCGCATGCGCTGCCCGGCGAATCCGCGGCGAGTGACGCCCTCGGTGGTCGTCGACAGCTGCCTGCCGAACGTCGTCACTGTGGACATTCCGCGACGAGCGTTGACCACCTGGAAGATGTCCGCGCCGTCCCTAATCGCCTGAGCACCGGCCACGGTGAACGCGCGGTCCTGCTCGGCCCGACTGAGCGAGTCGAAGTAGCTGTGCGGATCAGTCAGGTGCGGCGCCATGCGCTCGCGGTCCGTGGCCGGAACCTGCTGGCAGTGGCAGTGAGGATGCCGATCGAAAGCGGCGTTCCAGCGGTACCAACGGCCGGCCAGGATCGCGCAGCGACCACACGCGGACCCGGAGACCACCCGGATGAAGCCCTCGACACTCGTCTCGGCAGCCATCGCCACCGAGTCGGCGCCACGGCCGGCGTCAGCCACCTCGGTATCGGCGAGCAGTGCCAACAGGCCGCCGCCAAGGTTCAGCGCCTGCCGGACAGGCAGCCCCTGCGATAGGCGGCTGTAGACCGTGGCGATCGGGAGCTGAAGCAGGTCGGCAAGCGGTCGGCCGTCAGCGGCGGTTCCGGCGAACGCGGAGGCGTCGACTTGCTGCGTCGCCGTCGAGGTACCGCCCTGCGCGCTGACCATGTCGGCGACGTAGGCGCTGGCGGTGTCCGCCGCCACACGCTGGCCGGCGGCGACTGCGGCAAGGATCCGCGGCTTGGCCAGGGACCAGGACCCGGCCAGAGAGGCGGGGTCCATGGCGCGCCAGGCGCGTTCGGCCGCTGTGGTCGCAGCTGCGGCGGTACGGCGCCGGTATGCGGCATGGCGCCGGGCAATCGTCCAGGCGTCCACGGCGGCGCTCAGGCGGCTTCGCTGTCCTGCTCGGCGTCAGCGCCGGTCTCGGAGTCCACTCCGGCGGCCGGGTTCGCCTGGTTCATCAGCGCGTTGACCGGGTCCATCGCGGCTTCGGACTCGCGCATCTCGACCAGCTGCGCGACCTCGGTCGGCGTCAAGCCGAACCGCAGCGCCAGGAACTGGAACGGGAAGCCGATCTGACGCAGCTTCAGCAGCGAATCGGTGAGCTGGCCGATGTTCCGCGACTCGGCATCGGCCCACAGCACCCGGCCGGCAGCCATCGCGCGAGCCTTGGCTGTCTCGCCGCGGGCCAGAGCGATCAGCTCGGCAGCGCCGCGGATTCCGGCGCCGTACCAAAGCTGCTTCTCCTGAGCCTTCTTCACCACACCGGTCTCGGCCGCGGCCATAGCATCGCCGGACAGGTTGGCCATCTTGCCGATGAGATAGTGCTGCGGGGTACGCGTCTGCGCAGCCAGGTGCCCGACTGCGACCTCTATGACGTCGGTGAACGCCTTCAGGTCAGCGGCCTGCCAGCTGGCCACCTTCGCATCGGGGTCTTCCAGCCACAGGACGCGCTCCTTGATGAACTTGGACAGCGCGACCGGCTTCACGCCGACCTGCTGGCCGTTGTCGTCCAGGATCGGCATCTTCGGCAGGTCCGCGCCCAAGACGATGCGCTGCTGAAGCGAGGCGTAGTCCGAGGCGGTGAGCAACTGGGCCCACAGCAGGTTGATGACGTCCTGCATGGCAATCGTGCCGGCCACGTCCGAGATCGGCTGATCGACGAGCATCGGGCGGTTGGGCAGCTCGCGCATCGGCACGACGCCCATCGGGTTGCGCTGCGGGTTCGGCTCGTCGCCGACGTCGCGCGGCATCCACGGCCGCACCTCCTCGTCGGCCGCCGCCAGCAGCGGAGGCTTGATGATGAGGTTCTGCGGGGCCCGGGTGAACTTCCACACCTCGTCGGGCAGGTAGAGCGTGGCGTGCTCGCCGAAGCCGTCCTGCCAGCGCTTCATCGCCGCGCGGCGGCGCGTCCGGGACCCGGGCTCGTACAGGATGATCGCCGAGGAGGCGTCCTCGAAGGTGACGATCGGCGTGTCGGGGTTCTTCGGATCGCCCCACACCAGCATGAAGGTGCGGGCGCCGAGCACCGCCGACAGGAAGCCCAGCTGCGAATCGGAGTCCAGATCGTTGCGCTGCCAGACTTCCCAGGTGTCGGTGTCGGCGATCTCCTCGCCCGCCGCTTGGATTCCGGTCACGGTGAGCCGCTCCACCGGGGCATCGGCGACAACCTGGGTCCAGTTGTCGGCGAAGCCGCGGTAGCGCTTCGAGAAGTAGTCCGCGAACTCGTCCGAGGCGAAGCGCAGATTGTGCTGGCCGGTGTAGTAGTCGTGGTGGCGCCGGATATCGCCGGTACGCCGCGCCAGCTCGGCCGACAGGGTATCGACGAGCTGGCGGGCCTGCTCCAGTGTGGCCACCGGCTCACCTCATCCCGTGTAGACGTAGTGCTGTTTGACGGTGGCCAGGCCGGCCGCGATCGCGTCGCCCGCGGCCTCGTGGGCGAGGATCGAGCAGATGGCCAGGTCGATCTTCTGCTCCACGGAGGCCTTGCGAAGCACGTAGCGATCCGAGGGCCGGGCCGACTTGCGAGCGTTGGCCACGTGCGCCCCGGTGACCGGGCAGCCGTCGTGGCGGAAGGTCGTGCCGTCCTTGCGGACGTCGGTCACCATCCGCTCGGCCGCCGCGTGCATCGGGACCTCGCGGTGCGTGTACCAGCGAACTACCTTGCGGTCGCCGTACTTCGCGGCCCAGGTGTCGATCTCGGTCTCCCAGTACCGGACGTCGCAGTAGGCGCGCACCACGTCATAGCGGCGCATCAGGTCGTCCATCGCGGTGGAGATCTCCAGTCGCGGCATGCGGCCGTCCCACTCTGCGGCGTTCCAGTAGCAGGGGCGGTTGTCCGGGCCGTAGGTCGGCGTGAACTGGTAGCCCGACAGGGTCTCGGCTCGGATCCCGGTCCAGTCGTCGACCTCGGAGCCGTCGAAGCCGAGCACGATGCGCGGCCGGGGCGGCAACTGCATGTCGTCGACAGCCAGCAGGTCCCACTCGTCGCGGGCCAGCCACGACCCGGTGCCGGCGACGATCCGGTTCAGGTAGAAACGCTCGGCCTGCGCCGGATCCTTCTCGGCGATCTCCAGGAGTTCGCCGTCGATACGGTCGATGCTGACCCAGCCGCCGGCGCGCTTCGCCGAGTCGCCGTAGGCGATCCTCAGGGCCCGG